ACGGCGAGGCCGTCGCTGCTACCGCACTCTTCGCACGGCAAATGTGTGTTTATGAAACCCATTCTTCTGGTATTACTTTTTCGCACCATTGAAACCCATGTTTTTCGCACCAGTCGCTGTAGCTCGTTTTGCTTTTTTTGTTGAGCTTGTTTTTAGCGTTCTGGAAACAAAAACGTATATCTAGGGTTGGATTAGATTCACGGACTTTTAGGTGCTTTGTCCGGTCTGCTGAAGTGAAATAACCCTTAACTTCAATCAACACCCCATTATCGAGGATGAAGTCGGGTGTGTAGTGTCGAACTACGGTGTAGCTGAACCTCTCCGTCTCGTAGGAGAAGCTGACGCCTCGCTTTTCCAAGCCAAGCGCCAACCTTTCCTCGAAACGTGAGCGGTAACCGTTAGAACGGTGCGACCGGGTCTTGTGTTTCCAAGGCATCATTCAAGTTTTCTCCTTGAGAAGTATAGCCATCTGCCTCGGCACTGAAGGAAGAACCTCCTCCACCTCCATATTCAACCAACTCCAAGACTTGAGCCTCTTTGAGTCGGAGAGTGTAACCCCAGCCTTGCGATGAAACAAACCAAGGACTGAAAATAACACTCATACGAATACGAGAACCGGAACCAATCTTAGGTTTGTTGTCGATGATTTTGACTTGGCTGTCGTAGAGAGGAATATTGAATTCAATGGTCTCTCCTTTTCGAGTGGTAATCTTAGCTTTCTGTTTGGCTAGGATTTCGTAGTCACCATCTTGGGTAATACGCACAGGACAGCTAGTTGCTTTTCGCAGCTCTTTTCCTTGTGCTGTGCATTCAGCGGCATAGGCAGCGTCAGCCATCTTATCCACTTTAGCTTTGAACTCTGCGAACTCCTCTTTGGTTACATGGAGCTTACAGGTATAAACCCCTGCTTCATCGAAGGCTGTGTCAGGTTCTACCAACTTAGGGTAGACTGCGGTTCCGATGGGGGTGACTAACTTATTTACGTCTTTACTCATTTTGTAGTAGTTGTGTTTGGTTTTAACTGAAGAGATACTGACTATGTTTGACCGTAGTTGGGTCGAATGTTCCATATTCAGGTAACTCAGGGTATTCTAACTCTGTGTCAGAACGCCGCAAGGTATTGTCGAAATCTCGAAGGAGGTCAACACTAAAAATTTCGGAAGCCGCTTTTCTTATCGAATCTGCGAGTTCTTGAGAGCGTGTTGAGTGGGTTCCAAATGAGTCGTGAATACACGCAAAGTCGTAGATACCCAATGAGTTAGCGTAAACCACAGTCCGGGTCAAAATGGACGCATCAAGGGAGTGAACAAAATTTGGAGAAATTCCTTGTTTTGCTCTTGCCACACTTAGTTCGTCGGTGCTGTCTCGGAAGTTTACCCACGTTGCCTCCCCTGCAATCTTGGTTGAAACTGACTTCGATGCTTGCTTGGTGTAGTGCTGCAACACCGGGAAACCTGAAGGGCTTGTCCACTTCACATCTTTTCCGGCTCGCGTCAACACTTTGGCTACTCCTTGTAGGTATTGCATACACTTGGTCGGCTTATCAAACACGTCTTGAATAGCTCTCCAAATAAACTTAGAAAGGTAGCCAGTTACCTTGAAGCGCTCGGATTCGCTGAAGGGATTTTCGGCGTGTTCTTTGCGTAATCTGTCCTGATACCATTCGTCAATGTAGGCGCGACATGAGTAGAACGTGCCTCCATACGGATATACCATGGTGGGTCGCTTTGTGGCTTTTCTGTCAACACCAAAAGACAACCATTTACGAGCTATTGAATTACCAGAATCGGCGTCTTTTTGTAGTTGACTAACAGCTCTCGCAGCGATGACCGCATAGATGTCCTGTGGAGCTGGAGTAGGCGCTGCGTTGGTGGCGTATGCTGTCTCTTCGCATTGTGTTAAACAAGCGAGTAGCTGTAAGCCGTTGTTAGTGGCATCCTGAGCGCATGGAAGTTTGGTTTTTACTTTTCCGGTGCGTGTGTATTCAGCCCATTCAAAGCACCACGCGAGGTGTTGCCAAGGACTGTCGGCGTCTTTCCAAGAGAGATGTTTGGTGGGGTCGGACGCAATCAACTGAGCCTCCTCTGCGTAGCTGTTAGCCCACTCCACGCGCTCGTCCAGAGTCACTTTGTCATTACCGTAGGTGTTCGCTCCGTGAATGGCCAACCACCGCGCTTGTTCAGGCGTTTGGACTTTTTCTGAGCGGAAGAACCGCAACAACCCCCTTGAGGGGTCAGCGTTTTGGATGTTTAGGAATGATGGAATGTTGTAGACCCTACCCCTCCAGTCTACGTTGGAAGGAAAGAAGAATCGGCTGCCCTCAAATTTATTTGCTAGGTGAAGAACTTTCGCAGTCAACAGACGCCGGGACTTGGTCGATAGATTGATGTCGTATATTTTAGCAGCCTCTCGTCTCCAGTTTGTATTGGAATCTTTGTTGGTCTTAAAGTCCCTCGGCATGGGAGGTAGTTCCTCGTCTTTTCGGTTTGGAAGGTCCCCGATGGTTACATTGTTTTCCCAAGCCCACTCAAACACCTTTTTGACTTCTGAGTTTATTTCCCAAGGAGTCTGTTGAATGCAGTTTACAGCTTCCATGGATTCTTCAAGTCCTCCCTCAATAGAACGAAGGTAGTCCATGTTAGAAGACTTGATAAAACAAACAGGAGGTAGCCTGTCGTCCTGTGAATAACCACCACTCCAAATACCTGTCCAAGGTTCCGGGAGGTCTACGGTAGGCATCCAGAAGGGTTCAATAAGTTCTCGGCTATCGTTGTAGTTTTCAATCCAATCTATGAGTTCATTGGTGGGCGCTACGAAGCGCGTCGGGCGTCTGCCAGCTCTTTCAAGGACGTAGTTGTATTCAATCAACCCGGTGCAGCTACGGAAAAGCTCTACGGCTGTTAAACCTGCGTTAGCTTTGTCTCTAATAGCCCACTTTTTAAATTCCGGCATGAGACCTTTCTTTACCTCGTTTTTCATAGACGAGCGAATGTGTCGGACTTTAGCGTTTAACCCTTTTCTGCGTTTAGCTCCCAACAAAATACCAGAGCCTTTTTCCTCATTGTTTTCTAGCAAAAAACGGCATCGAATCTCGTCTTCCAGTCTAGCCCCTAGATAAATAGCGACTTGAGACAAAGGCCGCTTTTTTGTTATGCTGTCTATGATTGCGCGTGTAGCGATATAGGCAATCACTTTAGGTTCCAGCGTTTGTAATTCTAGCTGGTATCTAGCTGGCGTAGCGTAATCTTTTACGGTATCTAGCCATTCACTGATTTTTGTGGTGTAATTAGGCAGGGCGCTACGCATTAGCGTTTGGCCGTATCTAGTTTCCATCTCGGCGTCCCGGCCTTTAGCGCTCTCTATCTTAGCTCGGTAACGCCCAATACCAAGAGTTACCATTGAATTATTAAGTTCTTCTTGCGTGATTTGGGCCATAGCGATGGCATTTACTACAGGCTGCTGGGTAAGTCAAGAGTATTATAGCCGGACGCAATCACATGATAGTGAAACGACTTACAGGCGTAGCCGGACGCAATCACATGATAGTAGGCGGGGTTGTGTAGGGTTGTGGCCGGAAAAGAAAAGGGAGAACCCGGCTTCATAGCTAGGTTCTCCCTTGTGGTTATTTGTTGTTTAGTATGTGTAGCTTATATAGAATAGCTATAAATAAAGCCCAAACAACGTATGCGCCTTGGCTTAAACACCAGAAATACGCATCTTTTAGTCTCTCTTTGGTCTTGTTGGTCAATGCTGTGTGTAGTTTATGTTGGAGACTTGGGTGTCCCAACAAGACCTACAGTCTTTGCATTGATTGTTTTGCTTAGATGCTGGACAGTTTGTGCTGTCTGAGAGAGTCTGCGTCACCCCTACTGATGATGTAGTTATATTCGCGGTTCCTATGGAGGGGCGACGCAGGGTTTGACCAATGGTGTTAGCGCTTATCCTTATGGTAAGGTTTGACGCTACTTTGTTGGTCTTTACCCATTCCTTCACAATACTAAACTCCCTAGTGGGTAGCCAGAATTTTATGTGACGAAGGGCAAGAGCTATGTTGTTGATGGCTGACAGGTGCTCTGGGCTTTGGATGTCTCCGCTGTC